GGGCTTGGTTTCCGCTCTGGCTCAAACGGCTTGATTTCCGTTTTCTGCAAAGCCAAGACCGATGGCACCATGAATGTCAACGCGCAATCCAACCTTGTCCAGCAAGTGCTCGACTTGTTCCCTATTGTCGGCGATGCCGTAGAAGCGTCAAATCCTGCAATCTTGATGCAAGGAAGTGACGGTTACGGCTATCAGGTTACGCAAATCACATTCAAATTAAGAACGATCAAATCTTAAATAAACGATTAAACTATGGCAGATTCAACTATTGTAAAGAAAGCGTCTTTGCAGCCCAATGTCTTTGAAGGCATTAGCGCAATTTTCGCCGTTGAAGGTGGTTTCACTTTCAGCGGCTCTGCGGCAAACGGCTTCACTCTGTCTCTTGCAGAGAACAAGACTTTGCTTGAGTTCCCCTGCTCCGAGGATAGCGGTTTCAGTTTCGACACTGGTGCTCCCTCAATCGAGCACTTCAAGGTTCATGGTTTGAACGCCGACTGGGTATCCACGTTCACCCCTGGTGACACCGAGTTGAGCATCGAGATTCCCTGCCACGACACGCAGATTATGCAGTTGTGTTTCGGTTCGGAAGGTGCTGACACGCAGATCACCCTGCCTGTCGGTGCGTTGAAGACCCCAAACATTGTAACCGCTATCGCAAGCGGCAAGTCATTTGGTGCTGCGCAGAAGTCCGTTGAGCTCGGTCTGCTCATCCTCGATGACACCGAGCAGCGTTTGTTCTACGTCAAGAAGGCAAAACTTACCGCACAGGTGACCTTCGACGGCAGCAACAAGCCTCTCTGCGTTGTGCTGAGTGGTTCGCTCTCCGAGTCTGGTGACGGCGCGTTCGGTATCTTGGATATTGCAACCACCACCACCTCTAACGGCTAATTTGGAAATTCCACAATCGAGTACTTCAAGGTTCACGGCAACAACAAGGGCAGTGGTGGGTTGACTGCCATTGCCCTTATTAATTTAATCACATGAAGAAAAAGGAAATTCCAGAGCAAGTGCTTGAGCAACCGACCCTCGATGCACAGCAGGCGTACCTGTCGCTTATAAACAATGACCCCACCGAGGTGCAGGTTCTCCGTACGAGCAAGAAATACAAGGTGCGCTGGCTCAAAAACGGGCAGTTGGAGAAACTCACCCGACTGCTGATTAAGGCAGGCAAAACCGATAATGTCAAGTCGTCGGGCATTGACGCTCTTGACGAGATTTTGCAGGACTGCAAGCTGGCCTGCAAAGCAGCGGCCATCATCACGCTCAACGGCTACTGGTCAGTCAAGTTCAAGTACTGGTTCCGTTGGAGATGGTTCTACTACATCCGTCAGTACGACAACATCCAGTTAGACGCTATCCTCGACATCGGCAAAAAAAAAGTTCCGCTGATGCAGTACTACAGGACTATCATGTCCTTGACCGAGGCGAGGGATTCGCTGATGAGGATGAGAGCGAAGGAAGTAGACGCTACCCTTCAAGAACTAAGTATGGCGCAGCGTTCGCAGACCGAAAGCAACTCCAGTGGCTCGTGATGCCGAGGGATTACTTCGGCTTTTGGAGAGTGCCTATGTACGAGTACTATTGGGGTTGCACTGCGGCTCAAATACAGTTAATGATGGCAGATTGCCCGTTAACGCTCTACAAGAGGCACGACCCTAACGAAGGCAAGAAGCCAGGCGACCCAGGCTGGGTTTCCGACCCGAAGAAACTTGACGCGGCTGTCGAGAAGTGGAAGAAGCGCAAGAAGGCGAGAGAAGAGCGGGGTTTCGACCTCAACAAGTTATTGAACACTGGCGAGAAAGTTCCTGTCGAAAAAGAACAATGACCGTCTATGATATTGTGTCGCTTAACCGCGAACTGCTGAAAAGACTGCACAAAAACGGCATTAAGACCGATGACTACAAATGGCTTGATTTATACAACGATTACATGCAGATGAAAGCCGAAGGCAATAAGACAAGTTACATTGTCGCAAAACTTTCTTGCAGGTATAAAGTGTGTGAGCGTCAAGTGTTTAAAGTGGTCAAAAAGATGGGTCAAAACTGCCAAAAACGTGCAGTGAAATGACAAAGGATTATGTTACGATATAGGGTTTGGTGTGGTAATTTTGCCATGTCGATGCGCATAGACAAATTAACTAACACAAACTTTAAATCTAACACAAACAATGGCTGAAATTTATCAGTTGCCTGACAACGGCAGCAACAATGGTAGCAACATTCCTTTTTCAATTCCTATCGGTGGTTTCAATGGTGGCGGTTTCGGTTTCGGAAACGGCATGAACGGCATCGCTGATTTGTTCGGTCTCGCAATCATCGCCTCGATGTTCGGTTGGGGCAACGGAGGCTGGGGCAACGGTTTCATGGGCGGCGGCAATGCAGGCACTGCATACCTCGGCAACATGATTTCCAACGACAGCGGTCGTGAACTGGTCATGAACGCCATCACCTCGCAGGGTGAGGCAAGCCGCAGCGCAATCCAGAACCTCGCAACCACCATCGGCCAGGACTTCAACCTCGTGAATGCCGGTGTCACCAACGTGCAGAACGCGCTCAACACCCTCGCATTGCAGAATGCAGTGAGTGTTCCTCAGATCATCAACGCCATCCAGAGTGGTGATGCAAGCCTTGCAAGCCAGTTGTGCAAGTGCTGCTGCGACAACCAGTTGGCCATGTGTCAGCAGACGAATGCCCTACAAACGCAGGCTGACCGCAACGCCAATGCTTTGATGCAGGCCATCAACGCTCAGACCGTTGCGATGAACGACCAGTTCTGCGCCTTGAAGGAGCGTGAGTTGCAGTCGAAGATTGACACGCAGGCCGACATCATCACCCAGTTGCGCGGACAGATTGACAACGCCAACCAGACCGCAGCCATCACGGGTTATGTCAACGGACTCGTTGCTCCCTTGCAGGCCAAGGTGACCGAGATTGCTGATAAGATGCCTTCGACTGTGCCGGTTCAATGGCCTCAGTTGACCGCAGTCAACACCACACCCTATGTGAATGGCGGTTTTTACGGCAATGGCTTTGGCAACAACGTAATGTTTTAAGTCATGGGATGTTTCAATGTAATAACTAACGTCAACGGAGCGCCTTACATCGCCACTACCAATGTGACGGTCGGAACGGATGCAGTGGACTTTGCGCTGGGTTTCCATCGCTTGCAGCCTGTCGGCTATTTCACCGTCAGGATTGCCAATGCGATTCCAACGGGAACAACGGCGACACTGCCCATCACGTTGACCATGAACGGCACGACCCGCAACCTGACCACGTTCAACGGCACACAAGTGACCGCTGGCGACATCACTGGAACGGGCGTACTGCTTGTTTTCAATGACAGGTACAACGGTATTCTCCAACTCATGTCGGTGGCTACCGCTTAACCAAGTGACTAACAAACAATAAACAAATTAACTATGGATTTCAACAGTTTAACAGAGGGCAATCCGTTCTACATTCTCCGCAAAGGTGAGAAACCTACGCTTGATGTAGGTGTCGTCAAGAGTAAATCACAACCCAGGGCGAAGTACCAGATGCAGACCCCTGGCGTGATGAACGGTCTGCTTGCGCAACAGCAGCAGGTCATCGACATCATGGTTACCGTCAACGGCAAAGACGAGCAGTTTGCGGAACTGCCGTTGAACATCGAAATCGCCTCAAGGGGCGACAACACGTTCAGCGGAAGCCGTGAGGCGATGTTGCAGGCGGTGGACGCGATGTTGCAGACATCGAAGAAAGCAATCGAGCAGGTTCCTTACCACAAAGCGGTTATCACCGAGAGCGAGAAGATGCTTGAAACGCTAAATCCACGCTATGCGGAAGAAAAGCGACAGGCAAGGACGATTAAAGACCTCAAGGACAGGCAGGATGCTACCGAACAGAAACTCGATGAGATTCTTGAGATCATCCGCGAGTTCAAGAAATGACGAAGAAGTCCGACTAAAACACTGAAACATTATGCCTTACATCATTATCAATAACGACGACAACGAGCAGATGCGCGAGAATATGCGTCAGCAGATGCGTGGCGGTTACCGCCGCAACATGCCGATGCGCCGCAACGCGACCGACCAGTACGAAGAGGGCTATAGAAACGGCTACAAACACGGCTGGCAAGATGCGGAAGACGAGAGCGAGACTATGATGGAAAACCGTCGCGGCAGGAGCCGTAACGGGCGCTTCATGTGATAACTTTGGGTCGGATGTCGGCTTGATGTCCGACCCATTTTCAACCATTTCGGCATGAAACAGTACATCACTGAAGAACGAGCAATGTATGAGGACAACTTCCACGGCATGTTCAGCCGCAAGTTGGCGAAATGGGCAATCTCCTGCATGGAGATGAAAGGCCCGGACGGGCAGATGAAGCCCGTTACCATGCGCTCCGTGGATGATGTCCTTGAGATACTCTCCGCTAACAAGGTGGAACTGCCAGACGAGTACATATATACCGCCTGGTACCTGTTCCACATGGCGATAGCGGACTACCCCAAGTCGCTGAAGACCGATGAACAACGTGCGATGTACGTTGAAGAAACGCTTCTTGATCCTGACGGAGAGCCTTCTGATGCGCTCGCTTGCTTTGAGGCGAAGATGTGCAACGCGGGCATCCCCATCTACTGGGAAAGGATGATGTGATGCAGACGGAGTACGTTGACGTTCGCGGCAAATGGGGCATTGTTCTCTGCTACGACCTTGACTTGGATGACGACATAGACATCATGAACTATATGATGTCGCTCGGTTCAGACGAGGAAGGCGCATACAAGGCGGTTAATGTCTTGTTCGGGCAGGAGAACGCGGGGCTTTGCGTGACCAACATGGCGTTGCGCATGTCCTTGATATTCATCGGCGACGCAGACTCTGCCGAGCAGTGGTGGGATACGCTCTCCCATGAGTTGTATCACGCGCAGCAGGCGATAATCGAGTACTACAATGTCCCGCCTGATACTGAAAAGGCGGCATGGACGATGGGGTATTTGATGCGCAAGTCGGTAGAACTCGTCGCTCCACCGTGCAGGTGATTGGCAACAAGTTGTATTTTTATACATTTTCCAACCAATGTTCTATAAGCCAACGCTTTGTTGGCTTATTTTTGCAAGATTAATAAACAAATTAACGAAAGATATGGCACTTGATCCGTTAAAATTTGCGGTGCAAATCACCGATGAAGCATCGGACAAACTGACCGCGATTAAGAGAAATCTTGATGCGCTCCAAAACAAGGACATCGCAATCAATGTTTCTGGTAACCTTGGTGACTTCTTGAACTTATTCAAGGAGGGTGTTGACGCATCTAAGTTCAGTAACTTGAAAGACGCAATCAGCAATGCTTTGAGTGGTGTCGAGGGTCTTAACAAGGCGGCAAAAGAGGGTAATTTTGCCGATTATGCGGCACAAATCAAACTCGCGTCTGATGCGGTTACCGCTCTTGGCTCTGCGATTTCTGCCGTCAATAATGTTGTAGGCACGAACGAGGGTTTCCAAAAGTTCATGGTCAGCATCGGAGAGGTTGTCACGAGGGTTGATGCCGCGCTCAAGCAACTCAACGAAACCACAACATCTGGCGCTAATGCTTCCAGTTCAAAGAGTATTGAAAAGGCCAAGTACGAACTTTACCAGTTTGACAATCTTGTCAAGCAGGCAGAGCAGACATCTCGTCTCGGCAAGCAGTTCGGAGATGTTGACACGTCGAAACTTGACACGGCAATTCAAAAAGCAAAAGAATGGAGAGATGAACTTGAGCAAATCGCTAAAACTGGTCAAGGGAAAGGTGGACGCGGTTTTGACAAGTTTGCACTACAGGCCGATTACAAACAAGATATTGATCAAGTAAAGAAACTCACCGCAGAGCAGAATACCGCAGAAATCAGCCTTTCCAGATACAACCAGACCCTTAAAGAGACAAATGAGTTACAGCAAAGACTTTTAAACGCTACTGGCCGTAGTCTTATTTCTGGCGCTGGAACGACCGATGGCATTGGTGATGCAGGCAAGAAAATTGAAGAGTTTAAAAACAGGCTCAAATCACTTAACGAGGAAGACCAGAAAAACTCACAAATCGTCAATCAGCTTACCGCAGAGTTTCAGCGGTTGAAGCCATCTCTTACTGCCGCAGCAAAAGAGCAGGAAAGGCTTAATTCGGCAACGGAAAAGGCCAATAAGAAAGCCGCCAACGATGCAGTCAAAAAGCAGCAGCGGGATAACGAGAAACTTACTGAGAGTATGCGCGTTGCTGGAAACGAAGCGACAGCACTCGAAATAAAAATCCGAAAACTGAAAGATACCGAGGCCAAAAGCGCAGCGGTTGGCGTTGACACATCAGAGTTAAAGAACTATATCTTGATGCTTGAGAGATACGCCAATGTCATGCGTAACATTCAGCAGGGATATAACAGGGCAAATGCTGGTGATATTCTTTCTGGCAAAACCATGTTTGGTACACACACTTTGCCAGATGTCAAGAAACTTGCGGATGAATCAGAGCGTCTTACCAACGAAAAGAGGAGAGCCGCATCCGCTACATCCCAACTCACCAACGAAGAGCAACGTCTCGCGCAAGCCTTGAACCAGACAGCAGAAAGCGCAAAGGGTCAGTCTCAAGTACTCTCTGACCTCAAGTCAATGGCGATGCAGTACCTCGGTGTTTGGGGTGGTCAGCAGTTCTTGCACAACATCATCGAAATCGGTGGTCAGTTGGAGATGCAGCGACTTTCCATCGGTGCTATCCTGCAAAACCAGTCGCAGGCAAATGACTTGTTTGAGAAAATCAAGGGTCTTGCCGTTCAGTCGCCTTTCGGTGTTGTTGAACTCGACCAGATGACCAAGCAGTTGACCGCTTACGGCTTCAAGTACTCCGAACTCTTCGACATGACTAAGCGATTAGCCGACATCAGTGCCGCAACTGGTACTGGCGTTGACCGACTCGCCCTTGCATTGGGTCATGTCCGCAGTGAGGCTGCACTTAGCGGTTACACATTGCGTCAGTTCTCTATGGGTAACGTGCCGCTGTTGCAGAAACTCTCCGAAAAATTGGGCAAGACAACACAGGAAATCCGCAAGATGGTGCGCTCAAAGGAAATCTCCTACGAAGATGTTGAGGGCGTTATCAAAGACTTGACCAACGAGGGCGGCATGTTCTACAACATGCAGGAAACCATTTCGCAGTCCGTCAAGGCTCGTTTCAAGAACGTGAAGGACGCGATGGACATCATGTATGGTGAGATGGCTGAGAGCGGCATGGGCGATGCGTTGAAGAGTATTGCTGATGCCCTTATGGAAATCACAAAGAACTGGAAGGATGTCGCAACTGTAATCGGTACTGGTGCCGCAATGTGGGCTGCGCATCGTGTTGCGGTGATGGCATACACAACAACACTTGGTAAAACCAATGCAGCAGTACTTGCGTCTATCGCATCACATAACAAACAAGAAGCATCAATACTGAGTCTTGCAAGCAAGTATCGTGTTCTCACTATAACTGAGCAAGAAAGGCTTGCGGCTGCGAGAAAGAATATTGTCGTTGACAAACTGCGTCTTTTGCTTGGCAAGACAACAAAAGCGGAACTTGCGGCAAGGGATGCGGCAACAAAGCGACTGTTCTTATCAGACATCCAACTCGCAATGTCCGAAAAGAAACTTACAGTTGAGGAATTGGCAAGGCTTGTCGCACTTGGGAAAGTGACCAAAGCAGAAGCGTTGCAGATAATCACCAATCTTCAACTCGCAGACTCGGAAAAGATGGTTGCCGCGAATACCATCATGGGAACCAAGCGCCTTGGTACATTTAAAATGGGATTACTTGCTGTTGGAGGGGCAGCAAAAACAGCAGCACTT